GTCACCGGGTGAGCCAAAGTCAGCGGCAGAAAACAATGTTCCTGTTGTGCCACTTTTGTCATTAGCGCTGGTCAAGAACGCACCGCCGACTGTTGTTGTGCCGTTAATGTTAAACACGGCTGGTGAAGCTGAGTTAGTCACCACGGATGGATTAGCGGTTGTAGCTGTTACAAAAGTAGCAGTCACACGGTTGGCGTTGCTATAAGCAGTAACTTCTGTCCAACCAATGTGAGAGGCCATTGTGTCGCCCGCCGCAGGTGTATTAGAAGCCGCAGCACCATACAGACCAAGATACCAAGTGGTGATCTGGGTTACTGAGGTCAAAGCACTGCCCGCCATGTATGCCAGACCCGCGTTGACAACCAAGTTTTTAGATTGCGCTTCCCACTTCAAATTACCGTCTTTGTCATGGCATTTGATCTCAAATACGCCGGTAGCTTGTGCAGCTTCACCGGCTTTGGTGTTACAGGTCAGACCACCAGAAACTACGTCGGTGGCTTTGGTTTTTTCAATAGTCATGATGACTCCTTAGTTAGAACTACGAATGAGAGCCGCCGTAGCGGTGTTTGCTGGCATGGTGATTGTAAATGTACCAACGGATGTTTTGTCAGACCCGAAGTCCAACACAGCAACAGATTTGTTACCTTGGGTAGAGTTGTAAATCAACGCACATCTTGCGGTGATTACGCCTGTCCATGAGATGTTGGGGAAGCCCACAAAAGCGGTGTACCCAGAAGACGATACCGTGATAGGTGTTAACTGTGCCCCACCAGCAAAGTAAGTGCCTGTATTAGGTACTTCGTCAGTTGAACTGTATACGGTTGTGTCTTCGTTCAGATTAGCGTTAGCCGTGTACAAGGCAATCTTAATAACGTCAGTCGTGAGGTCATGAATACCTTGGTACAACTGCGCCTTAAAACTGGTGGTTTGGGTCTGGATAATTGACATATCAAGTTACCTTCTGACGGAACTGACCAGAACGGTAAGCGTCTTGACGCTCCATACCATCACCCAGACGTTTAGCCAATGCAAGAGCTTCCATGAACTTCTGGTTGTACAACTGCATCATGTCGGTTTCACCCTTCATGTATGTGTAAGCCTCAACCAAAGATGCGTACAAAAGCACGGGGTCAAAGTTATCACCTAACCAAGATGTGAACGGTGCCACAGAAATGCTTGGCGGATAGAAGAAATAGTGCAACTCTGCCCCGTATGCGGCGTCTGGTGTGGGGCCAAGGATGAAAGTTAACTCTGCCGGATTGTCTGAGCGTGGGCCAAACAGTGCGTAATACTTAGGAATCCCCGTATCTGTGGGCTGGGGGTACGCCTGCCGAATAAAGTTAACGTCTTTGTTTAACAAGTACTCGTACTCACCACTGGCGTTAATGATAGCCAATGAATACACCGCCAAAAAATCCGTGGGGCACTGCAGGTACTTGTTGTTTGTTGTGGTTGCGCCTGTCACATTTTGGCGAAGCGACGGGAACTGTACCGAGTTGAATATACGCTGCTCAGCCTGCTCGACGAACACGGGAATATTAGCCACGAAATCTGCTTCCGTGTTCTCCGTGTACGCTTGAATAGCAGCGCTAAGTTCAGCGTAATTCATGCCATTGGGCCTCGTGCCATAGTGCCCTTGGTCGCCGCGCCGTTACCACGAGTGACGATACCGGATGTCTTGGTGGTTTCGTTACCAGCAGCCTTGCTGATGTTGCCAATAGACATGTTAACGGTGTCAGCTTTACTGCGGTTTGGGGGGATGCCGGGGTTTGTAGATGGAACAACAGGCGCACCACTCATGGTGTGGGGTTTGGCGTACGCAGAAGCGGATAGATTGTTTATCTTGGCCATGTTATTTCCCCTGATTCTTAACTTTGGCCATACCGCGACCATACTGCATCATCATCTCATTGGTCTTACCACCCTTGGCAAGTTTTGTAGGCGTTTTGCCACCGGCTCGCATGTTTTTAACTGCAGCATCGGGATGTGCAGACTTCATGCCTTTGGCCATGTGTGATTTAAGTGCTTTCTTTGCGTCCATGTTCGACTCCTTATGTCGTTGTAACCGTAACTGTACCAACAAATGTCGTTGCCACCAAGTAGTTTGGCGTTAGTGCAACATCAAAATTACTTGACCCCCCAACAGGGTTCCACCCCCACTGAACATCTCGAGAACCACCAGTCAAACTACCACTAGCGTTTACACCTGCCGTAACGTACGTTGTGTCCTTGCGCGGGTTGCGCACAGCCTGCGGATCATCTACTGGGTACATACCCAACAACAACTGCGGCTGATCTGGATCAAAACACTGCGGGCACACAAGCAGATTATAAATCTTTGTCTTCTGTATCTCTTTACGTAGTGCCGTCAATTTGAACTGTTGGCCGCACCTATCGCACATGGCGATACTGTTCTTGCCAGAAGCAAACCGATTGCCCATTTACGTACCGCTACCAATAAACTGTTGCCTCGGAACAAAGCGAACCGAAGCTTTCTCACGATCTTCATCGGCGGCCAATTGCCAAGCTTCGTCGTACTGTTGCTTTAAGACCGGTAGGCGCTCAGCGCCATTCTCAATTTTGAGAGCCAAATAATAGGCCAAGCCTGCCACCATACAGGGCAGGAAGCGGAAAGGCACATCCATTGTGCGTACGCCCCCGCCAGCATCATCAATACGGCGCATGCGCCAGTAAACAAACTGATACGTTGTACTGTTGTCTGGGGTTGGCCAGAGGGTCACAGAGGGCAGATTCTGCGTGAATACAGACACGCCCGTTGAGTGTGCTGCGGCAGTTGTGCCGTTCTGCCCACGGAAACAGTTATTAAGCACGTTGCCAGAGATGTAGCCGTACTGCACTGTCTCATTTTCAATCAACAAGAACCCCGTAGCTGGAAGTCCCGCCGCTGAAGTTAGTGTGATTGTTGTATCTGTGGCCGTGATACCGCCGTTAAGCGTGGTGCCAATTGACGAAGTCTGGCCATCCAAACGCTGATACCACACCTGAATCGGGCGGGCTTGTTGCAGTTTGTTGGGGATTGTGGCATAGGTAGAAACACTGATACGCGTAATGGTCAGGTCAGCCTGCGTGGATGCGCTACCCGCGCCCGTGCGAATCACATGCTCAAGTAGATCCACTGTGTCTACGGGCAGTGCGTAGTTGTTTAGACCCGGAGTCAGGTTAATTGTCCCCTGCTCAAACGTCCACATGTTGACACCACGGTTTGCCCAATCAGCAAACATTAAATTCAATGAACGACGGGCAGTACGTAAATCGTAGCCCGTACGCAACTCCGAACCAGCGCGTTCAAATGCTTCCTCAACCAACTCAGTGAGGTCAAGGTTAAACGCTGTGGTTCCTGAAGTGGTCATCTAAATCCTGCCGTTTTCTTTGCAATCGTTTTAGGCTGTGCTACGAATTGTTTACCGGCGGCTTTTCCGGCTCGCTTGGCTTTGGTCGTCGCAGCGTACTCAGCAGGGCTGAGACTTTTGATCGCAGCTTTTGGAAGGTATCGTTCACCAGTGTCAGAAGATTTTTTACCACTTTTGGTTGTCCAATCTTGTTTGCCCCAGTCTTTCAAAGACTGTTGCGGTTTAGCTAATCCACCACCTGCCATTTTCTTACTTGCGCAATGCGCCTTCTGTGAAAACCCCTTGGGGTTGTCGCAATCAATCGACGCTTTGTACTTTTTTGACCATGTCATTTATAGCCACCACCTGCGGCTTTGTAGCGCTTGGCCATTAGCTGAGCCTTACGAGCTGACCACTGGCCTGCACCTGTACCCTGTACTGCAGCAGCTTTTACGCTGTTGAAAATCCGTTTACGTAACTCAGGCTTGGTGTAGTTACCCGCCTCGTTTACCTTGGATTTGACCTTCCCACCCTCTTTGTACTGGGTAAAGTCGGTGTTGTCCCGCCGGGCTTTCTTCTTGCCCTTGGGCATTTTAGAGGGGGAGATGTCTCCCATACCGCGACTGGCCATCATTTTGTACCGCCTTTAACTTTCTTGGCTAAAAACATCTTGTCAACCATCTTTATCCGCTGGGGTTTGGTTGTAACTTTGTTAATAATAGCCAGCCGTTTGGGTTCACTTGCACCGTAAAACCCAGCCTTCTTTAAAGACTTAACTACGTTACCTGTAGGTTTCACGGTTGCCATATCAGCACATCTTTCCGCGGGTCTTGCCTTTAACAGCAATACCGTCTGCACGTTTAGAAGCAGTCATACCGCCTTTAGCGTAGCCCATGTCGCTGATTTTTTTACGAGCAGCAGCATCTTTAGCGTCTTGTTTTGATTCTTGTATAGCATCAAAGTTGGCAGGCTTTTTAACGCCACGAGACTCTCGTTTCATCTCAGCAGCAGCTTCCCGCTGCTCTTTTTCACGGCGCTCATCACCACGTTTGGTCATTTCACGATCTGCTTTACCGACTCCGTACAAGCCCGCAGCAATGCCTGTTGCCCCTGCTGCCTCTTTAAGCAAACTTGTTCCAACACCACCGCTACCACGGCTTTGCTCGTAATCGTTAACGCTACGTTTCATGACGAGCTCCTTAGCAGGCTTTGCCGCCCATTTTCATGCCAATCATCGTGCCTTTGGTTTTGCCTTTTGAAACAACACCGTCAGCGCGTTTGGAGGCAGAGCCGCCATTGGCCATACCGCCTTTTTTCATGCCTTTGCCGTCACCGATAAAAGCGGGTTTACCGTCTTTCATGGGCATACCGCCACCAGCCATTTTCTTAGCAGGAGCACCTTTTTTCTTAGCCATCATTGCCATGAAGCCGGGGTTCATTTTAGAAGCCATAGTATCACCACCTTTTGAAAATTTGCGGCCCTTGTCCGCAGTTGTAAAATCTTTGCCCACAGACTGCGGGACTCCTACTTTCTTAGCAAACGATGGGTTGTTAGCCACCGCAGCCATGAAATTGTGTTGTTTCTTACTCGTTGTCGGCATCATCTGCCTTCTTGCGTTTAGTCATTTCACGAACAGTATCAGACTCCCAGATGCGAAGCCCAAGATAAATGATCGTGAACAGAGAAGCCAAAGGCGGAAGCCACGTAGCCATGACGCCAACAGTTGTTAAAACTGCTGCGCCATCTGCGACTGCTTTAGCTGTGTCGTGCTGAGTCATACCATCCGCCCTTTTGTCTTGCCTTTTGTAGCGCAGCCATCAGCCGCAGTTACATAGCC